GACTCATAGGCATCCCAATAGATGTCATCCCCTATACGGTAATCATGGGACAGCGCTGCCCGCTGTTCTTTGACTTGACCGCCAGCGAGAAGCTGAAGATCTTCTCTGAGCCGCTCAATCTCGAGCGCTGGGAAGCGCGCTCCCAGCATGCAGCAGAATTGGTACGTAGCCTTGAGCTTACGATCAATGCTAGATTCAGTGATCAGATACACCTACAAAACAGCTTGATACAAATCAATTTGGATCTAGAGACCGCCAAAACCAAGCAATCTGAGTGGGAAGCAGCGCGCACGGATGTGCTCAATTCTAAAGCTTTGGAAAAGGGCAAGCTTGAAAAGGTCTTGGTTCCTTTGCATAAAGAGCGCGATGATGCCGATTTAAAGCTTGATCGCGCTGAGACTGAAATCCGCGCAATTGATATCCGCAAGCTTCAACGGGATGAGCGCAACGCTGCAAATACTCTCGGCATTGCAGAAGGCGATATCAACAACGCGACCGATCAAGAATATCAGCTTCGAGAAATGCTGAAGACAATTCATGATGAAAAGTGTCCGACTTGCAGCCAGCCCATCAAAACCGCTAAGACGCGCGAGCAGCTAGTTAAAAACTTGGAAGGCCAGATAGAAGCCTTAGACATAGCAAAACGCATCAGCGCCCGCGATAACGCGATTAAATCGCATGAGGCCACTCTCGTAGCTCTTCAGAAGCAGGAAGAAGCTGAAAAAACATTCATCATCGATGCTGATGCAGCACGAGATACCTTAGACAAGCTCAACCCACGAATTGCTCAGATTGAAGCAGCCATCGGATTAGCGCAAGCTTTGATTGAGAAGTATGAGAACGAAGACAATCCATTCAAGGAACAAGCTACAACGCTGCGCAAGCGCAGGATATCAGTTGAGTCTCAAATTGAACAGATAACTAAGACGATTGAAGAAAAGAAAGAGCATTGCGAGCGGGTAAGACCGTGGATCAAATGGTTCAAGGACATCAAGCTCTACACGCTGGAAGAGATTCTGCAAGAGCTTCAGATAACAACTAATTCGCTACTGGAAGAGTTCGGTTTAGCGGGATGGAGTGTAATCTATGACATCGAACGAGAAACCAAGAGTAAAACCATCGCCCGAGGACTTAACATTGCAGTACATTCCCCAAGCAATTCTAAAGTTGTCAAATGGGAAAGTTGGAGTGGTGGGGAGGCTCAACGCCTCAGAATTATTGGATCAATTGCTCTTGGATCCGTCCTTCTCAGCCACTTGGGCGTGCAGACTAATCTAGCGGTGTTTGATGAGCCTACCGAGAGCTTGTCTCGAGAGGGCGTAGTTGATCTTGTTGAACTACTCGCTAACTACGCGAAAGATACGGGACGATGCGTGTGGCTGGTCGATCACCACACCGTAGAGAGCAGCCACTTTGCTGATGTTGTAGAAGTCAACAAAGACAAGACCGGCTCTTTTATCAGTCAATAAAAAGGGCGACCCGAAGGCCGCCCTTTAAGGGGATGAGACTCCCTCCACCAGCAGAATTATCCGCGAGCGAATTCGGCCATGACAGCCGGAACACTCGTGTCGAACCCTGCGACATCCAGCATACCCGGGTCCGTCGGATCCGCAATGCTGAAATTGGTAGCGGTCATTCCGACCACGATCAACTTGGAATTGATCTTCATCTTGTTGCGGTACTGCTGCAACGCGATGTTCGGATGAACACGACCAGCGTAGGTCTCATTGTCCGTGATGACAACGAAGACATCAACCGGGATTTCCTTCGACAGTGCATAGGTCATCGGCAACGAACAATCGGTTGACCCGAAGTTGTTGTCGTGAGCCTTTCTCGCTGCCGCGTCAAGCGAGTCGTTCTTGTTGATCTTGAGATCGCGGAACGTGTTCGCGAAGCCCATGACGTAGGTCTGGGGCTCGCTGTTCAACGACACAAGAGCAAGAGCAGCTGACGCCTCGGCGCAGGACACGTTGGTGTTCTGCATCTTGGAAGTCATAGAGCCTGAGACATCCAAACCGAAGAAGAAGCGCTTGCCGGTCGGCTCAACATACTTGAAGGCCTTGTAGAAGGCGTCATCAAGCGCTGCGCAGACAGGCTGCGAAACTTCCCACGAGTTGGTACCACGGAAACCATGGCCCTGCTGATAGGTCTTCAACGCGACCAAGATATTGAACGGGTGCAAGCGAGCCTTGCGGATCACCTGCTCGTCGCTCAACCGCTCCGCAACAAGCTTCTCAGCGGCGCTCAGCGGCTTGATGAGACCGATACGGCTCATATTGCCCAAATTGCGGACAAGCGCGTTGAGCCCCATCGTCGGAAGCTGAGCGGCCCAGTAGTCCGGGTCGCTGTTGCACTCGGTCGGCAAAGCTTCCCAAGGCAACTTGTACTCCTTGATTAACTCGAGACGCTGCTTCTTCGAAGCGTCAGCATGCTGAACAGCCTCGAATGCCTTCACAATCGCCGGGAGCTTGACCGGCGAATGCTTAACACCACGCGCCCACTGATAGAGCGAGCGACGGTCAAGCTTGAAAGCATCCGGATGAGCAAGACGCAGCGTGTCCTTGTGCGACCAACCGTTGCGCTCGCGGTACTTAACCATCTGGAAAGCAACATCGCTGACCTCCTTGTCATTGTACCACTTCGCGACCGCACGCTTGAACGAACGACCCCAACCCACATTCAAAGCCTTGGTAGCTTCCAAGAACTGAAACAGATGTGTCGCAGTACGGCAGACAGCCGGAAGTGCTCCCAGCGCAGCCTGACGCGCCTTCTTGTCGCCTGCACGCGCAACACCCAACGCAAGCGCAAAGATGGCCGGGTCGTTCTTCGGTGCACGACCTTCCTGCGATACCGAAACGATAGCATCGACCGTCTTGATCGGGTTCTCAGCGTAGCACGCGTCAACACACTTGGCGTTTTCGCGAGTAAGCTGCGGCGCCTTCTGATAGTAAGTGTTGGTGTCAGAACCAAGGATGAGGAAGCGGTTCAGGCGGGTCCAATTGTCAACCGCGAAGACAAAGCCTCCCGCGTTGTTCTTGACCTGACGCTCGTTGAGCTGCTCGGTCTGCGGGACAGTCTTAGAAATCAAAGAAGCGTAACGCATTTTCAGTCTCCCTTTGGGTTAAGCTGCCTGAACGTAATTGGTGACGATGGGGGTCTATCATTGGAAGTGATAACCCAAAGTCGATCGGCTCAGACAACACTAAGAAGGATGAACATAAAGTTGGCATCGGAGCGCTCCCAATGAGCTGGATCCTGTTACAGATCCATGGAGTCGAACCATGATAACCGATAACCTAGCGGCTCATCCTAAACGAGTGCCTGAACATAAGATCGTAGATCCGTGCTGTTTTCCGATGTGAGAACAGATCCACTGCGGCTCAGGCGAATTTCGTTAGAAGCATCTTAATGAAGTAGAACATAAAATCGAAAATCCATATGGAGGTGAGATTCGAACCCACGTCTCCGGCTATTACACCGGCGCACTACCACTATGCTACTCCCTCAGTGTGGCGAGGGATAACGGACTCTCTGCGGCTCTACTTCGTTAAGATGCTTCCTTTTACCCAATAGAGAAACTGTACGAACATAAGATCGAGATCGGTGTTAGCGCTCTACCACTGAGCTACCGGCCCGTAGGTGGACCAGCTTGGATTCGAACCAAGGACCTCTCGTTTCACAGACGATAACCAAACTCATTCGGCTCGTACAGAATTTCTAAAGGGCGAACATAAAGGTGTAGATTCGTTTGCCTTTCGAGGGGCAACTGTTTTTGAGACAGTTTGGTTCGATAACGAAAACTACGTCGGCTCGCCCATTAGCAAGCCTTACAACCAAAGCATACGCAGTTTCAAGGTACTAAGCCAAAATCTTTTTGAGATTGGCGAGACAGTGAACAGCGCAGCGATCGTTGCTGAAAACCGCGAGATGTCGAACGAGCTTCTTCAGCTTGTTCTTTTCCTCGCGAGCTTCGTTCTTGTAGCGCAAGCAAAAGGCACTATTGCGCCCATGCTTACGCTGTTTTTTGCTCTTCTTGGCCTTGTGCAGACCAGACATAATGAGTCCTCATAAGCGCGGGATGCGCTATACAGTCCTCATGATGACCTCCTACTATTTGAGTTGATAGGCCTGCCTCGGCAAACCTTGAATAGATCTAGCATACGCGGGAATTGGCACCGGTGCAAGGAATCGAACCCTGCTTACAGGTTTTGGAGACCTGCTAACGCCCAGCGTCCACCGATATGGTACCTACTGCTGGTATCGATCCAGCCTGACAGGTTCCACAGACCTGCGCCATCACCTGATCGGCCTAGTAGGCGTATTATGGTCCCGGATGCTTGTGCTGCCCATGCTTAACAGCCTTATGAGAGCTGTTTCCTTGCTGAAGGAACCGGGAAATGACTATCTTTTCTTTGTCGAAAGCGTGAGGGTGCTTGTACTGATACTCTGAGAATCCCAATCCCAGCAAGCTAGGACCAAGATGCAGCAGTATTTGTACTATTCCGCCTATTGCGAACATGTTTTCCTCAATTGGCTACCGGTGAGGGACTCGAACCCCCATACTAGGAATCAAAATCCTAGGTCCTACCGTTGAACGAACCGGCAATATTAAACAGGACCTTTGCGCAGAGAACCGTCTTGTGTTGTCAAAGCGTCGCTTTCAGAGCGCCACTCATGAACAGTATAGGGGTCTTCTCCCGGACCATGCATCGGTACAAATGGTCGAACACCATTGAAATTGAGTGATTCGCCAATTTCGTGATTCATGGTAGCAAGACACTTCTCAAAGATCCAACGGCGCCAAGAGCGCTCATTGAACGTCGTGCAAGGCACTGGGTGAACGTGACTTACCGTGAATGGTTCAAGGTGATCATAATTGTTTACATCTCGAATGGTAATGTAGAGACATACCGTTCCTTCATCCTCCCCTATGCGAAGCGAGAAATTCCAACCAGGCTTGCACTTAGCCTCTTGGACACACTTAGCGAGGATATGGAACGTGTTTGCCACCTTGATCTCCTAAATGGCGCTCCGTGACGGTTCCGACCCGTCTTCTTCGATTTGAAGGACCGAGATGCTAGCCAGTACACCAACGGAGCATTATTGGCGCGGACGAGGAGGATCGAACTCCTACCCTCTGGTTGGAAGCCAGATACGCAGCCCACTACGCCACGTCCGCATAAAGAAATGACCTAGCTACATACTAGGTCATTCCTAAAATTTAAATAGTACTGAAGCTTAGCTGGCAGGTGTTGCCGGAGGCGCTGCGGGAGCAGGAGCAACCGGAGCAGCGGCAGCAGGCGTGTTTGCAGCTACTGCGGCAGCGAGCGACTGGCTCTGCGCAGTAATATCAGCCTGAAGTGCAGCAAGCTTGGTCTGATCGGTTCCCGCCGCAGCGATAAGCGCGGGAATGCCCTGAATGAGCTTAATCGCGCTACCAATTACGGTATCTTCCTGAGCAACAGCAGCCTGTAGGTCGTCGATAGCAGCCATAAGTCCTCCTACTAGATCTAGTAGCCGGTCCAGTTTTTGTGTGCACTCTGGATCAGCATGTTGATAGTGATGATGGTGAATATTGATTTGCATCAAGGGTTATAATGCATCACAATGTCTCATTCACTATCCCGAGACTTACCTAGTTTAATGGCGGTGAGTTGAGAGCACGATTCCCACGGACGATGCCGCCAACCGTTTAGCAAACGGCGCTCGGGACCTCCCGAGTTAACTCACCAAATGGCGCTTCCGGGAGGACTCGAACCCCCATTTCCAGTTACGGTACTCCGCTTAGGAGGCAGAGCCGGTACGGAAGCATGCGGCACCTCTGGCAGGATTCGAACCCGCGTTTGCAGCTCCACTACAGATAATCGCTTAGAAGGCGAAACTGGCTACAGAGGCATGTTGGAAGCGAGGACGGGATTCGAACCCGTTTGCAACAGTTTTGCAGACTGAGTGATAGTCCAACCTCACCCCTCGCCATATTGGCACCCCTCGATGGTGTCGAACCACCGCCCGCAGATTCAGAGTCTGCTGTCCTACCGTTAGACGAGAGGGGCATATTGGTCAGGATAGCAGGCTTCGATCCTGCGGCCCCCTGCGCCCGAGGCAGGTGCTCTACCAGACTGAGCTATATCCTGTTAAATGGGGCACACGAGGTGATTCGAACACCTATTTTCAGTCCAGTTACCTTTGTCCTGCTTCGTAGGCAGGGGGGCTACGTGTGCATTAAGTGGTGGAGTCTTTGGGGCACAATCCCAACTTTCCGCTTTGAGAGGGCGGTGTCCTGTTCATCTAGACGAAGACTCCAAATTCTTTCTGCGTGCGTGCGCTTCGCGCATCTTTTGTTTAGCTGTTTCTGCTTTAACAGAGCTTTTGTTTTTATGATAATTGATAAGCGATCTGCTTACTTTTGCACGCGACTTGTTATCTAACTTTCTTGACTTTTGAACAAATTTTCCTGAACAGCTACGGGAGCAGAATTTAGTCTCAGGAAAGGTTCTAGCTGCTTTCTTAATAAAAACACACTTACAGTTTTTACAAACCAATTTGTATTCTGTTAATTTCCAACCGCCATGATTTTTGATTGACTTAAGATAGGACCACCCTCCATGACCGCCTGGGCATAGATTGTAACTAACTTCAGGATCGCAAACGACTAAGATACGCTCCGCAAGATTCATCTCATGTTCTGTTCTGAATACTCCGAGCAGCTCTGTCTTGAAATTAGCAAATCCAAATTTAGCAACGTCCGCTAAAAGCTTCTTTCCAGACCCAAAATAACCATCAAGTAGGTTTTTAGTCTGATGTTTACCTATGTAAAATTTGCCGTTAACTAGATTTGTAGTTTTGTATACTGTGTAATGCATACAAATAACATACGCGGAACCGCGTTTCCTGACCACTAGAAGAAAGCAGCATATTGGCTCCCGGCGCAGGAATCGAACCTGCCTAAACTCGGTTTAACAGACCGCCGCGTGCACCTTGCTCGCCTGCCGGAAATAAACTTGGTGGAGCAACCGGGTAACGCTCCCGGCGCTGGTTGCTTGCAAGGCATCCATGCACCCTTGTGCTTGCCCCAATATTGGTGCCTAGCGCCAGATTTGAACTGGCCTCCTGCGCTCTTCAGGCGCGTGCAATCACCAGATTTGCTAACTAGGCGAATTGGCGCGGATACGGGGAGTCGAACCCCGGCTTCTAGTGTGGCACACTAGACGACTGCCGTAATCATTTATCCGCATAGAATGGTGGGTTGGGGGTGAATCGAACACCGTGCCACAAAGGGAACCGATTTACAGTCGGTCGTCGCTACCAAGCTGACCTTATTGACCCTTCCCATAGTTGGTTGCGGAACACAGGAGTCGAACCTGCTATCTACGAGTTATGAGCCCGTAATGGTAACGGCTTTCGCCTATCCGTTCCACTCGTCCGCAAATGGTGCGCAGCTTTAGATCTCATGCGCTTATCGCTTAGTACATCCGTAAGTCGATAGAAAAGGTGCTAGCAGCTAGCTAAACTCCTCGCTTAGCCTTATGACCGGATCCTTCCAACCACTGTCCGATACCCTTTGGGTAGGGCTGCTAACAAACTTACATACGTGGCGGGTGAGGGGTAGTACCGCCCTCCATGGCCGAAGCCACCTTTGGTTTTCAAGACCAAGCTAGGGACTTCCCTAGTTCTCTCACCCAAAAATCACCCCCACACTTTAAGAAGAAAATGCGGGGGCAATTCCTTTAGTTCAGTACAATGATAGCATCAATCTTGCGAGCATCACGTTCCCAAGAACGTGCTAGTACTGAATCGCAGCACCGTGCACGCAAGCGATTTGCCTTATCATCACAGACCTGTGACAGCATGATTAACACGCCGGCTACGCCATTGCGGTCGACCAACTGAGACAAGGTCTCAAAATCAGTCGACATAGCTATCCCTCCTTAAATAGGCTAGATCACTATGTCTTACCTTACGTCTTCCAATTCCCGCGGCTGCAAAGGCACAGACTCCTTAGGCTCGAGATCAAAAACGACCCGAGCTTCAAGAGCCTTAGCAATGTCAACCAAGCGATCAAGCGAGATCTTGGTTTCTGCCCTTTCAATTAAGGACACACTTGCCTGATCAATTCCAATTTCCTTAGCCAGCTTTTCCTGACTAAGCTTCCTCAACTTACGGAGAGAGCGAAGCTGCATGTACCGGAAGCAGAGTTCGTACTCCTTACTTTTCGAGCTATGTTCTGACATCACAAAGTTCCCTCTGTTTTGCCCCCGCACCTTGCAATTGTATAGACGGACAAAATACAATTGCAAGCAGAAATTTTAGAGGGCTTCGTCATGAACACTAATTTGGAGACTCCGGCAGGATTCGAACCCGCGACTGCCCACGTTCGAAGCGTGGCGCTCTGTCCACTGAGCTACGGAGCCATTATTTCTTACGTTCACCGGGGAAATACTTTGACATCGTCACCTTCTGGATCTGACTGTCATCTAGCACTACTCCAGGCTTCGTCAATGTCATATCATCCAAAGCCTGCTCCAACGCTAGGTAGGCGTTGCCAAGGTCTGGAGTAGACGGATTAACGAACAAGACATCCAAGTCGATATCGTGATCAATCGGCAACTTCGCACCAATCGAAGTGTGCCGAACAGCTTCATACAATACCTTGCGGTACGCCTGAATGGTCTTGATGTGCATCCTGCGGTGCGGGGCATCATGGATCCAAAGCTGCAACAAAGGCGGATCATATAATGCATGATACTTAGCGATCACCTTCATAACAGTCCCCCTTTAAATGGTAGGAGCAGCCTGATTCGAACAGGCGTCAGATCAGTTATGAGCTGATGGCTTTAGACCGCTAAGCTATGCTCCCAAATTTATGCCCTCTCTGGTTGGAAGCGCCCGAGGGATAGACGAATCACAGCGGGAAGATCAGCAGCGCTCGCGAGCACGCTCCGACCTATCGCTTAGCCTCCATCGCAGCGTCAGGCCCTGCATGCAGGGAGCCTAAAGTTCACTGCGTTGCATAATGGTCTGAGTGGCAGGATTCGAACCCGCGTGAGCTAGCACCCAAAGCTAGTGACCGACCAGACTGGCCCACACTCAGATAAAATGGCGACCCTTGGGGCTACTGCCGCCCCCTCATCGGTTAGACAGACCGACCGCCTCACTAGATGCGTAAAGGGCCTTGAATTGGTACCGGTCGCGGCTGCAAACCCACCGGTGCTGCTGACCAAACCGTCGTTCGGTGCAGGTATACGGCGAGTTCCGTCGTCACGGAGGCCGTAGCTTGGTGCCCGTAGGGTGATTTGAACACCCAACCTCTGCCACCTCAAGGCAGCGCCTCTACCAGTTGGGCTATACGGACGAATTGGTACACCCTCGGAGAATCGAACTCCGCCCTCATGGGTTAAGAAGCCAGCGCACTGCCACTATGCTAAGGGTGTGTAGGAATTGGTTCTCCGCCACGGTACTGCCCCGTGTTCTTACGGTTTAAAAGGCCGACGTGCTACTTTCCTACTCGCGGAGCCCGTTAGGACTCCGGTTTCAGATGCTTCTCGAGAATCTCGCGTCCCTTTGCAGCGACGCGCTCCAAGATCTCGATACTGTCCTTTGACAGGTGATGAACACCTGCGGGCATGATGTTTTCAGGCCGCTCCACATACTGGAGGGCATAACGTGCTTCAGCGATGCGATCCATTTGCTCTTCCGTTTCTGCTGTGTAGTCGATGTAAATTGATCCGAACCATTCGCCCACACAGCAATACAACGTTGTTTTGTTGATACTGCCGTGACGAATAAGCCTGATATC